AACGATCTGCGGTACAGTGCCGTCGGGATCAACCCGCTTGGCCCAGTCCGCAAGCGTCAGCACATTTGCGCCGAGTCCTGCCATGGTAAAGCTCCTTCTCTGTCATCCCGACAGTTTAAGGAATGTTAGTAATAGCCCTTCTGTTACCGCCTACGCCATGCTTGGGTAAAATTTACCGAGCATCGCCTTGCCGTCATCTACTCCCGCGTTTCCTCCTTTCAATGAGTCTTCTTTAAAAAACCTGCCTGCTACTGCAAGCATCCGCACCAGAGGCACCGCATGCCCCATGTTCGAGTCGTCAAGGTAGAAATCAATCTCTGCCTGAGAGAGTCCCGCTTCCTTGGCAAGTCCTGCAATGGCCGTATGCGCCGCGTCAAGGTTCGTCTGAAACTGATCGCCCGGCCAAAGCGTTTGAAGCGCCTTAACGCCTTCATCTCTTAGTTGCTGCTGTGTCTCGACCTGATACTTGCTTACCAAGTCAACGGCGGTCTGCACCTGTTCAGTCGTGTACCCCTTGGCATGTCCCTCTTTAACAAACGCCTGCAAGAGCGGATCACTTGCGGGTATCCCATCAGGCAGCTTGATCGCATACCCATCCGGGGAATCGGGAACGCCGAGCGCTTTCCGCACATCGGTTACAAACTTCTGCTTAACCTCCGGCGCGCTCTCCTGTGTCGGGATCTCTAAGCGTGAGCCAAGCTTTCCTTCGAGATCCATTGCATGTTTCAGCACATCGGCCGGCTGCTTATCTTTCCAGACCCCAAGAGCCTCGTTAGCCTTGAGATCGTCCGGTAATCCATCGAACCAACTTACACCACCACCCGGAGGCTCGTTGCCGCTCTGGTCCAAACTCAGATTCAGATTCCCTTCTTCCACGTATATTCTCCAATTCTAGTCGTAGTCTATTCTCTGCCCCGCTGAATCTTAAGATGCGGAGCACTATGCGCCTTGCCCCTGCTCGTTCTGCCAATCCCTCAGGGTTCGCATTCACAAAGCCGGAATCGAACAGGTAGCCGGCTTCAATAAGGTCCCGCAACACAATGCCTGCATCCGGGCTTGTGAAGACATTCCGGTAGGCTGTAAATATGCGGTCTTCGTCATTCACCAGCTAGCCCCTTCACTGCATCGGTGAGCACGTTCGGCTGATCGGTCTTAATGCCGCCCAAGTCCTTAGCCCCTTGCGTCATGGCCGCCGCTTCTTGCATGGCCTGCATATCTTCCATCTGCTGCTGTTTTGCTTCCCGCTCCGCCTGTACCTGCTCACGTGTCTTCATAATCTCCACAGGTGCGCTCTCACGGTCTGCAATGAGCCTTATGGTTTCCTCATCGTTCAGCACGTCTATTGCATCCGTCCTGCCTGTGAGTTGTACGATGTTTCCCGCTACCTGGTAGACACGCATAGTGGACTCAACTTCAATGCGCCTCTGTGCCATAGCGAGAGGAGAAACGTATTCAGTCTTGATCTTGTTGCCGTACTCAAGAAGGATGTCGGGCGGGTCAGGGAAATGCCCGTTCTCGTTGAGTATCTCAAAGACTCTATCAAGATCATTATCCAGGTGCTCTCTTCGTTGCTGCCCGATAGTAGGCCCGAGAATCACAAGCTTTTCTTGCTTGCGCTCAAGCACTTCTGTCGCAGTCATCTTGGGGTTTTCGGTGAGCATCAAGAACACATCGACGAAGAAGCGACGCTCTACCGCCTTCTGTGTGCGATCCTGCATGTCCACAGCGAAGGGGAGATTGATGCTTGACATGATCGGGCGTATCTCGCCCCTGGTAGGATTGTAGTAGTTGAATCCCCCCGGACTGAGATCAATAGCCTTATTGAATCCGTCTTCGGGTATGGCAAGAGGAGGCTCGACCATCTTGTGCGCAGCTATGAGGTTCGTCTTCCCTTGCTGATTGAGGACACCCATGTCTTGCAGCGCTTTAATAGCTGGACCACGCCCCCAGGGTACATCATCTTCTCTATCCCAACGAGGCACACTGAAAGGAAATGAGAGATACCCTCCTTCATCAAGTATCTTCTTTTCAGCTTGATAGAGCCAAAGGGAGGCAAACGGCATATTCTGACGGTCTCGCTTGCCGTGAATGTAATCCTCACGGGGATAGACGACGTGCAGGAAGTCGAACTCCGTGTCGTGGTTCCCTGATTCGACGGCGTTACGTATGATAGTAGGACATCTGTTTCCCCATTGCTTGACTGCATTCCTCGCGCTCCACTTGAACTCTCTAAAAAGCGTATCAATCTTTCCGGCGCGGTCTTCTGCAATACAGACATTCGTGAGCCTGATACGCTGGAAGTTCAAAATCTTCTGAGGATCGTATTCAATGTACTTGCAGCCCGTGCCATACACCGCTTGCTGCCTGTAGACGCCTAGCGTGCTCTCTGAATAGTTCGATTCACTGAGCGCCTGGTAGGTGATCTCTTCGCATTGTTGGAGGTAGGATTTTACTTGGGGATCATCGTTCAGCCATTCGGGAGCCACCGACCATTCGAACCATTTGTAGTTATCAGGCGTAAGCCCTGAGTACATGCCGTTGACGAGCACATCGCAGGCCCATTCAGGAGTACCGTCATAGACTTTCTGCCCTCGTAGCTCGCCCGACTGCCGCGTATTGTTGGATTGCATAGACCCCGCTTGAGGCTGACAGAAATCCATTGCTGGACTCCATAGCTCAGCCTCCCAATAAACGCGGTCGTTCTTGAGCGTGGTATGCCGACGAATGAGTTGATTAACTTGATCTTGGCTTGTCATGCTGCCCCTTGTGCCGTCATCACGACGGGGATTGGGGAAATGGTTCACCACCTTAGAGGGTTATACTCCGGCTTCTTCCGTGCCACTTCGTTAACCGGCCTGATTGTAGCCATAGTGAGCCCGGACATAATGAGGTATCGCGTTGCATCCATTAGATGGTCATTCTCTTTAATGATCTTTCCCTTTTCATCTCTGCGGTAAATGCGGTATTCAAAGAGCCAGTTCTGCAAACTCTTAAACACCTTTAGCCGCCCCGTGCTCAGTCTTTGCCATACCTCATAAATCCCGGCTTCCACTGCATTGATAGCAACGCTCAGATGCAGCCCTAAATCCTGGTAGACATTCAATAGCTGCTCCCCATCGCTTTGTGCTCTGCCGCGTGAGGCTGGATCGATCACGCCCCGTATCCATGCACCCCGCGCCTTGATTGCTTCTGCATGCAGACTTGCTTCCGCTTGACCCCTGTAGTGCTCTGAGGTTAGATAAACAACGTCCGTATCTCTATCTATTGCCGCCCATATAGCTGATGTCTTATTCCAGCCCACATCCATACCGTAGACGCGCGGCCAGTAGATGGGGATCTCGAAATCAGCAACCGTTATGTCTTCCTCTTCGACTGGATAGATAGCGCCAGCACCGAGGGAGGGAATGCCCTTTGAACGAGCCAAGCGCTCATGCGGCATGTACGACGCTGCCATTTCCTTCTTCGCTTCCTCAGTCAAATGAGGAACATCATCCCATCCGGCATTGATTACGCATTTACTCATGCTCTAACCTTCCAGACGGGAGAAACGACAGAACAACATCAGAGATGCCCCGAAGTGGTGTGAATGTGACCATCACCAATCCGTTAGTCGTCATGGTCCTTGTGAGGCATTCGGTATAGACATTCATGGGAGGTTCCTCATCGAGCCATATAACGTCCTGCTCTGTTCCCTCGAAGGCTACGCGCCCCTGCTCGTATGTTTTAAAATTCCCTACCGATGTTCCGCCCGATACATGCTTGACGTAAATCGTCTCTATTGCGTCCTGCACACCCGATTTGAGCGTTCGACGGATGAACCTATCCTTGGGTATCAACCCGGTTCCGAGATCATTGATAGGACCGCACACCTTGGCCTGTAGAATGTCCCGCGTAGTGATATTGGTAGTCCCAGCCATCCAGCAGGATATGTGCTTGCTAAAGCGTTTACCCTCCCACCACTCAGGATAGAGCCCTGTCATGTGCAGCATCGTCTCGTATCCCCCGGCTGATTCTGTTTTCCCCACAC